GGCGGGCCTGTTGGTATTGTATTGACTGCCGCAGGCTCACTTTATTACTTTCGGGATGCTTTGTTCGGAACTGGCGAAGGAATAACCGAGCTAACAGAAGACACCAAGGGGCCCTTGTGGCTGAGCTTGGGGAGGCTACTCAGGCGCAAAGAGAGTTTATCAACGCCCAGTTCCAGCAAAGCATTCAGGAACAGAAGACCGCGATTGCTGAAGCCGAAGATTCAATAGTATCAATTGGAAAACGAATTGAATCCTTTACCAGTGGCATGGGAGATGCTGAAAAAGCATTCTACGACACTAGCAGTGTAGCTAAAGGATTCCGCGAAGACATTAAAAATGCGGAACTTTCAATTGACAATGCTAAAAGCTCAATCAAAGCGATCACGAAAGATCAAAAGGAGTTCTGGGAAGAGGTAGAGAAAACAAGCGGCAAGATTGATGATTTAACAGGATCAACCGATGGTTTAACCGGATCAACCGGTGCCGCCTCTACAGCCATACAGCTAGAGCTGACACTTCTACGCGCGCATAATGCACTGATTGAAGCGGGCGTATCGGCCACTGAAGCAGAAGTGGCAATCAGAGAAACAAAGCAAGAACTACAGCTTGAGAGCAAAGGACTGACCGCAGCCGAGGCCGCTGAATATGTAGCGCTAGGAAATGCCATTGATGACGCCACGGAAGCAGAGAAAAGGCGTCAGGCAGCGCTTATGGCTTCGACGAAAATAGGCGTTGAAGATGACCCGATGCTACTTAAACTTGACGCTCAGAAGCGTGGGCAAGCGCTTATACTAGAGGAGCAGGAAATCTGGCAGGCCAAGATGGCCGAAAATGAACAAATGATTCAGGACCAGACATTATCGACGTTAGGCAAATCTATTGGTGCAATGAAGGGATTTTTTGAGTCTGGCACCGCCGAATATGCAGCATTTGTTATGGCGCAAAAAGGCGTGATGGCAATGCAGGCAATTATGGCGGCAAACTTGGCCGCCACTATGGCGTTAACAACCATCATCCCCGGCGACCCAACATCCCCGGTAAGGGTTGCGGCACAAGCGGAAACGATCAGGACCCTTGGTTATATAAACGCCGGGCTAATATTGGCATCAGGCGTGGCAGAAGTAGCAGGAGCCCGCGCAATGGGCGGCTCAGTCACAGGCGGCAACTCGTACATGGTCGGCGAGAACGGCCCGGAGGTTGTTACCATGGGCGGATCAGGTGTAGTTACGCCGTCTAGCGTTGGCGGGGGTGGCATGAGCGTTGTCATCAATGACCAGACCACAACATCAACCGGCCACGATGTCCAGACACAAGAAACAACAGGCCCTGAAGGACAACGCCAGATGCAGGTTACGATACGCGACACAGTACGGAGGCAGGTGATGCAAGGTGAGTTCGATAGACAGCTTGGCTCAAAGTTTGATCTGAAATCTAAAGGGAGGCGCGTCTAATGGCTACCTGGCCCGGCTCGCTGCCCCAGTCGCCAAACGTAGATAGCTTCTCAGACATCCCACAGAGTACGGTTATCAGAAGCGCAATGGGCGGCCTGACGAAGCAGAGAACCCGCTTCACGGCGGCTGTCCATGACGTGTCTGAGTCCTATGTTATCAACCGCACCCAGGCCGATACGTTCATCGCGTTTTTCCGGGATGATCTGGACAACGGCGGGTTGGAGTTTGACAAACCGGACTTCCTTTACGGCGGGACGTCTGTTTACCAGTTCGCAGAGCCCTATGACCTAAAGCCGCTGGGCGGCGATATGTGGCGTCTGTCTATCTCTCTGGAGAAGCAACCCTAATGCCTTATAGCGATTCGTTTTTGAAGAACATTTACAGCCGATTCTCTGGTGATCCGTCAATTGTGCTGATCGAAGTTAATATTGATGGCACGTTTTATTACTACGCAAACAACACGGAATCAATCGACAGCAATGTGTCGGGCAGCACCCAAACCTACCAGCCGGGGCGCTTTGACCTGTCTCTGCCAGAGGAAACGGCAGAAGGTACGCCAAGGGCCACCATCGACTTTGACGCAGCGGATATAGCCATCGTCAGGCGGCTCAGACTGGCAGATGACAGAATCATCATTAACCTATGGGTTATTGCCGCATCCGCCCCCAACGTCGCAGAGTTTGGCCCGGCTCAGTTTGAGTCAACCTCATTCAGCATCAGCGGATCAGGCGTCAGTGTTGATCTGGAGGTCGAGCCGATTCTGGATGTGCAGCTACCAGGTGAGCGGTTCACGCCCCAAACGTTTCCGGCTCTATGGGAAGACAATGATTCGTGACCTTCTCGCCATTCCATACCTTCCGGGGGGTCGCTCAATGGAGGGCGCTGACTGCTGGGGAATGGTGCAGATATGTTATAGTAAGTTGATGGGCGTCGAGGTTCCGGGCTATGACGATGTTTATTATGAGCCCGGTGGAGACACTGACGCGGCGGACTTCATAGCGGATCAACTTGACGACCAACAGCACTTCGAATGCGTGACGAGTCCAGAGCGCGGATGCTTTGCCCTGCTGTCAGTAGCAGGCAACCCGATACACGTCGGATTCATGCTTGATAACCGGCAGATGATACACACGCGCTCAGGTGTAGGGCCGTCAGTTGATGACGTGACCACGATCAAATGGAAGGGGCGAATTCTTGGATTCTATAACTACAGGCCAGCAAATGACCGCTAATATCGTTGTTTCAAAAGCTCCATTCCTATCTCCTATTCGTGAGCCGGTCGATGCTGGGCGAACAGTTGAGTCCATCTTTGGCGATTATACGGGGCTTGCAAGAGATCACACGCGGGCGTTTGTTAATGGCTACCCGGTTGATGATTGGAATCAGGAAGTGGTTAGTGGGGATCTCCTGACGCTGCACCAAGTGCCGTCGGGACTTGGCTTAGCCGCCAACCTCGCCATTGCCGCGCTCGCTGTATCAGTTGCCACTTTTTTCCTCTTCGCCCCTGAAGAGCCCGAGATTTCTGACAACGAAAAGCGCAAGCGTGTAAAAGGCGACAGCAACCAGAATAAAGCCTACGAGCCAATCCCCTACATCCTTGGGAAGCGCAAGATTGTGCCAGCTTATGCGGCCAATCCTTATTATGAGTACCGGGGCAAAGATCAATATTACCGGATGTTGCTGTGTGTCGGGTATGGTCCGATGAACGTTACGGATGTCCGAATTGGTGAAGTGCCCCTAAGCAGCTTTGGAGAAGTCGAGTACGCGGTTGTCGATTGGTACAACAACTCGGACACCGAGACTCTGCGTGATATATGGTCCAGAGACGTAACTCAGAATAATGTGCAAGACGAGTTGCCGAGAGAGGGCAGCGGATGGCTGTCCAGTTTTGTGCCAGTGGGTCGCGGTGTAACAAACGTCACATTTTCGTACCCTCTTGGTCTGAACTGGTTGCACAGCGACGGGTATAGACAAAATGGCGGCGGGGCAATACAGCTGCAGTATCAGGGCCAATCTGGTGACTGGTTTACGCCTGCCTCGTATTTTAACAAAACGGCTGCAAATAAAGGCGCAGTTCCATATCGGCTGTACAAAGAAGGCGGCGTACTGTATCGGACTGGATCGACAGGTCAGGAATGGGGCGGCGGAACAAAAAACCTTTTCTTTTATGGAGAAGCCGTACCACTAAGCTACATAGTATACGACGATGGCAACGGCTACGTGGTGCTGGATGCGCCTGAAGGCTATGAGGTGGCCAGCGTCACCGCATGGTCAAGTAGCAACAAATTTTTCACACGGTCAATTACGTTTGACCCATCCCTTCATGGCAACCCGCCCACAGAAACCACCGTAACAATTCGGGCGCGCAACCTGAAGCCTGAAGACGCTGGTGATAGGCCGTGGACAGACACGGTTAATTTGGAGTTTACGCAACGCAACGCGCCGCTTACCACAACTCGTTTTAATGAGCTGATCGGCAGCCCAACGGGAGACTACAGGCCCGTTATCCTTGCTATAAAAATCAAGGCCACCGATCAGGTCAGCGGAAACCTTGATTCAGTGAACGTTATTGCTGAATCTGTTGTGCCGTCGGTGTGGGCCAACGACTGGCGTGAATGGTACGGTCAATCTCTCACACCCAGCATCAACCCGGCAGAGCTTTACCGATGGGTGTTGCAGGGTCCGTTTAACCGCGCCCGTGTTAGCAACAGCAGGATCAGACTAGAGGACTTGGACGCTTGGCGTCTGCGCTGCATCGCGGACGGATGGGAGGCGTCAAATTATAACAACGAAGCGGCTGCTCTGAAGTCCGTGCTGAATAACGTAGCGAAGACCGGGCGCGCAGAGTTTGCAATGCGCGACGGCAAGTTCAGCGTCGTGCAGAACATCGAGAAGCTGATCCCGACTCAGATTTTCACCCCGAAGAACAGCTCTGGATTCAGTTCAAAGCGCGAATTTCCAGATCCTTCAGACGGCATTACAGTTGAGTTTCAAAACGAGGATCAGGACTGGGAGCTGGACGAGTGGACCTATTACGACCCTGCTATTCTCGAAGCAAACCGGATTGGACAGACCGAATCTCTGGAGCTTTGGGGCGTCACGAATGAGGTTCTTGCGCAGAAGCATGCGCGGTTTGTCGTACCTTGAAAGACGGCTTCGTAGGGAGGACGTATGAGCTAACGACAGACATTGAAAACCTACGCGTGTGCGAGAGGCGATCTTGTCCTTGTGCAGAATGACATCATTGATGTGGGCCTGGGTAGTGGGATTGTAAAGTCCGTTGGCGCTGGTACGTTTTCGATTGATGAAACCTTTGGCCTAGTCTCTGGCCAGTCTTACGGCGTGCGCGTCAGGACGGTCAGCAGCGGGACACAGTTCAAGCAGATAACCGCAACTTATGACGGCGCAGGACAATGGTCAACCGGCAGCGCCATTGAGTTTATCGCGGGCGACTTGGCGTCCTACGGCGTAGCAGGATCAGAGACGCTCGACTGCATCGTTGTTAATGTATCTCCATCCGTAGACCTTGGCGCAAGCGTGACGCTGGTTAACGCTGCAAACGAGATTTATACGGAAGATGGTGAGCCCCTGCCCGCATACACTACAAACCTACGACCCAGGCCAGAGAATCAGATACCAACAACTCCGCAGATTAGCGCTGGCGTAGGGCAGTCTAGTTACCTGTCACCCGTTGCTAAAGTGTCGGTGCTGAACCCTGACCGTCTTGCGACCGCTATCCGTTCATATCGCCTTCAATATAAAATTGATTCTGACATTGTTGAAAACCCAGAAACGGGCGTCATTGATACGGACCCCGGCAGACCCGACGGCGAGTCCAGTGTGTGGATTGATGCCCCCGACATAGACGCCAGGGTCGGCAGCGTTGAAGTTCCCATACCACTTGTTGCCGGCAACCGGATCGTGTTCCGGGCAAAAGCCAGAGGCACCGGGAACCTGGTATCGCCATGGTCGGCAGAGTATGAGCTGATCATCAGCAGCGAGCCCGCGCCTGACGTTAATAGCTTCACAGTTACCGAAGACGTTAACGCGCCGAAGACCCCCGACGGCATGTTTTCCACGCTCGTGATCACGGTTGACGAGCCACCGACAGACCCTTACCTGTACGCCATAGCCGAGTATCGGCTACCAAGCCAAGACGAATGGCAGAGGGTCAGCAAAATAGGCTGGCAGTTCCCGAGCGTTGCCGAAGTGCAGGTACTGGCGAACGGCACGCAATACGAGATCCGGGTACGCAGTGTGTCAGTGTATGGCGTCGAAAACTTCTACGGCCTTCGACAGATTGTTACCACTACCAACGTGCTTGACCCTGATTACACGGACGAAAACCCATTTGACGTTCTACCCGCCCCGGATGTGCGCGGCTTGGAGCTGTTCGAACAAGGCAATGATACGGAGTTTGGCGGAAAGGATGCAAAGTTTGTATGGCGCAGATCCACCGTCGGTGACTGGGTAGAGATTGGCTCTGAGGGGCTTCGCGGTGCCGGTGCTGGCAGACTGGATCAGTATTTCCGGGATTATCAAGTTGAAATCTGGACTGATAATCAGATCGTCAGGACTGAGCAGGTTTACGATCCTGTCTATATCTACTCCTTTGAGAAAAATGCTGAGGACTACCGGCGCGTAACGGGCACGGTTGGCGCTTGGCGCGACTTTGAGATCAGGGTTATTGAGCGTGGCAGAAACAACCAGGTGTCTGCTAATCCGGCCAAGCTGTCTGTGGCCAACACCGCCCCCGAACCCTTAGCCGCACTCTCAGTAGTACCAGGCTTCAGCGTGATCGAGATCAGCTATCTGCGCCCCGATGATCTGGATTTTGCAGGCGTTGATATATGGGTTAGCCAGACGCAAGGCTTTGACCCTGACTCTACTGAGCCTACTGCCACGGTATCTGACAACAGCTATATCGTGTCCAGTCTGACCCAGGGCGAAACCTACTATGTTCGGCTCCGGCCCTTTGATCTGTTTGGCAAGACAGGCACGAACACCAGCGCAGAATTTGCGGTCACTACCAAAACCGGCGTGGATATTACCGGGCTGAGTGGATGGGCTTATGAGATTGATCCTGTTGATCGGACGTTCATACAGAACAACGTGGCGGGCGGGGCTATAGACCTGACTGATACCGTTGTCGGTGGTCTGCTGTCGGGCGCTAAGCTGGCTAACCTTGCGGTAACGGCGGGAAAGTTGGCTGACGGTTCTGTTAGTCTTGCCGGTAATAAGGTTACCGGGGAACTACAGCGCATCAATCTTGCAGACTTGGCCGTGAACGCCCAGAAACTTGAAGACCTTGCTGTTGAGGCCGGTAAACTTGCGCCGTCCTCTGTTACGGCCACGAAGATTGCCAACCTTGCTGTAGGCACGGCGGCAATAGCGAATGCCGCAATCACTAACGCAAAGATCGGCAACCTTGCAGTTGATACCGCACAAATAGCAAATGCGGCCATCGACTCTGCAAAGATCGCCAACCTTGCTGTAGGCACAGCCGCTGTACAAGATGCAGCAATCGTAAACGCGAAGATCAACAATCTTGCCGTTACCGATGCCAAGATTCAAGATGTTACCGCTGCCAAGATCAAAACTGGCAGCGTGCTGGCCACGGAAACCGTAACTAGTGAAGGCGTGATACGTGCTGTCGATGACATCAATACACCCACTGTTCAAACCGGCATAGGCCCGGCCACTTTTGGCACCGCAACCACTTATTTGATGTGGGCATACAACGGCACCGATCGGACGTTCAGCGTGGATGAGCTGGGGAACGTTAGTGTCACCGGATCCATTACCATTGCAGCCGGAAGCACTGGCGTTGCTAACCTGAGCGATGCGGGGACGCTGGCAGGAAAGAACCAAGCCGACAGTGGAGACGTTACTTTTAATTACGCAGGCAGTGGAAGCAAGGGTGGCAATGCTTCAGATACTGATAACGTTAATGGCACCGCCTCAACAACCATCACTTCAGATATTACAAGCGCTCTGGACAACGCGCAAACGGCTCAAGATACCGCAGACGGGAAGATCAGGAGTTTCTATCAGAACGCCGCTCCAACGGGAATGGTGGCGGGCGATTCTGGCGACCTGTGGGTCGACACGGATGATGGCAATAAGCTGTACCGCTGGAGCGGAACTGCCTGGATTGCAGCTCAAGACGGAGATATTGGGGTAGCTCTACAAGACGCTTCCGACGCAAGCACACTTGCCGGAACTAAGATTGTGACCTTCTTCCAGGCCGGAACACCTACCGCAAATATTGCGGGTGATCTTTGGTATAACACCTCAGACCTGTCCCTTAAACGCTGGAGTGGAACCGCGTGGGTGGACGTAGGTGACATAACGGCAAACAAAACGGCCGCTTCTATATCCGGGCAGGGAGGACTGGCAACCAAAAGCTCGGCAGACTGGGATACTGAAGTGGCGGGCACTGGTAAGCCTGCCAATAATGCGGACGTAACTGACTACGCAGACCGCAGGGTCGCCAGCGCGATAGAGGAAGCGGGGGGCATCTCAATACTTAGACCTGAAGGGGGGAGATACAAGGGCGGTTCATCTTCAGAAGTAGGCTATATAAAAATAAAGCTCCCACAGTATTACATAAACACTATGCTGCGCTTTACGGTAGACGTGTACGAGTACCAATCTGACAGAAGTTTCAATTTGGTTGTTGGAGGATACACTGACTCCTTTAACGACACATGGACCCGGACTAGCGCCATCCTATCGGGCAGCATTGCCGCCAACAACACAGTGACATTCGGACACGACGGGGATACATGTTGCATTTGGATCGGCTTGCCGGGCACATCATGGGACTATGTTGATGTACAGGTTAAGGACTTTCAGGCAGGCCATAATAACTATCAGATAAGCCAATGGGCGTCCGGCTGGACTGTTTCCATCGATTCAACCGCACCAGTGCAATCCGATAGGGTTATATCAGACGCGCTTCTGGATGCTAGATCCGTTGTGGGACAAGGCTCACTAGCACCAAAAGCTCGGCAGACTGGGCTACTGAAGTGGCGGGCGCTGGTAAGCCTGCTGACGATGCAACGGTTGGTGCTGTTTGGGGTAGCAATATATCAGGGCAGCCGGCTGCATCAGTCCTAGAGAATAGTTTTAATACCGCTTCTTCCGTAGGGGCGGACCCTTCGGGTAGCGCTTCTGATGCTGAAGCTGCTGCAAAAGATTATACAGATGCTGTAGTTAAAAAACTTGCAACTAACGCTTATGCCGGGACAGTAGATGCAGATGGATACGCAACTGGAGACAAAGTCGCTAGTTTGATTTTTGAGCTTTCTGGTACTTCCAGCTGGCCTGAAACCTATGGCGGAGTTGTAACTCACTGGTACGCAGCCGAACGCGCCACACAAATTTGCTTCGGGACTAGCGGGGATGTGGAATACACTAGAGAGGTACATCCCACAAGTTACCCAAACTGGTCCTCATGGAAGAAGAAGGAAGTTTATAATTCTTCGGATGTAAATTCATTATTAACTTTGAATGGCCGGCACAGGCAGGGGCGACGTAACTGACTATGCCGCGCCGCTGCAACCGCACAGCAAAAGGCTGATGACGCACAGACGGCTGCTGAGAGTTACACGAACATCCGTGAACAGGCCATGATTGATGGCGTCATAACTGACGCTGAGCAGAATGCCATTGATGCCGCTGCAATAGACGCTGCCAATAAAGCTAACGCCGCTGAATCAGCCGCCGAATCTGCTGCTCAGATTATACTGAAGGCTGGAGTGGTCAGAATGCGGATGTGACTGGCGACAATGCAGCAAAATCAACATTTGTTCCTGACACACGAAACGACAACCAGCCTCCGAGTTGGTACTGGTCAAATTATCCTAAACAAGTTGTCACCGAATTTAAAAAACGCTGCGGCTATTGGTATAACTGGTATTGGCACTTACGCCCCGCTGACAACAAACGTGCAGTGGCAGAACCGCGCAGGTGGGGATATAAGGCAGACCGTTCCCGATGGAGATAACGGAATATTCTCAAGAAAGTCAGTAAGTTACACATTTTGGGGCGCTTGGAAGAAAGCCGATGAGACGGGCAGTAACACCGCCGCATCCATCACCGGACAAGGCTCACTAGCAACCCTCAACAGCGTTGATTGGGATAGCGCCCTAGACAGCATTCCAGACCGATTTAAGGACTCTATAACTCCACAGGTAGCTGCCAATGGCGGGCTCGTCCTAACAGACCTTGGAATGGGTTATTACTCTGCGGTATTAGGTGATTATCAATCTTATATAGGCGGAGATGGAAACTTCCACTTTGGCGGGGCTTCTGACAACTTCGTAGACTTCAACGGCACTCAGCTTGTTATTGATACTGATAACTTTAGTGTTGATGGATCTGGTAATTGCTACGTTTAGTGGCGATATTTACAGGCAGCACGATTACAGGTAGTACGTTGCAAACCGCAGCCGGCGGGAAACGTGTCGCCATAAGTAGTGCAACTAATACTTTGTCGGTATACGGGCCATCCGGCGATTTAATAGTAGCCACAGGTGAACCAAATAATTACGACAACAGCACTATTGATACTGCACTTTTCGTGACCGCCGAGAATGGTGGGGACGCGCCTGGTATACGTGAGGTCCCCGCTCGGTGCCACCGTACCAGGAATAGTGGTACTAGGCAGTAGTACGGGAATTGGAAGCCAACGGGTCTAATTCTGGCGTACTTGGGAAATCGATAGATGGTAAGGAATCAGCGGTGTTAGTGGCCGAGGGTTGGCGTAT